GGCAAATCTTACTCGCAGAAGCAAATGCTTCGACTCACTGGTCAAAACGACCAGAGTATAAGTGGACTAATTGATCCACTCAAGACCTTCGGGCCATTGATCAACAATGGCCCAGCCTAGTACGAACTTTCCATACAATCCGCGCCGGGGCTCAAAGCCCAGGGTTGGAACGGAAAGACGTCCCGCTTGAGACAGAGCATATAGATGTCGACCAACGGAGGATTTTCGAACCCTTCGAGTGGTCAACTTTACATGCCTTATCTCAACACCCTCCAAGCCATCAACATTATGCTTTCTGGGCTTCCTAGCACCTCGAATTTCCATCCGAGAGACTATTAAGCCTTGATCGCCAAATGATGGTGGCACCGTACATTGACTCCAAGGTTTAGGGATTAAACCCTTTGCCCAGAGCCAAACAGGTCTAAACCTTTCATCGCAGCCCCATCCGGAGCTGCAATTAAAAAGGTAAAGACGTAGAGCGTTACAAAAATGTAACGCGTACGGGATTGGAGCGGCCCCCTCCTCCTTTTTAAGGAAGAAAGGACGAACAGGGACTCCTTGGAAGAAGTCCTTGCCACAGGATTCGAAGAAATTTCCTGCCAGGAAACTCTTCGATTTGTTAACTTTAAACCCTAGGAAGGATAAAGCTTCAATCAGGACCGAGGCTCCTTGGGTAGGAATGATAATGTCATCACCGTAAACGGCGATATCATCAGCATGACCAGGATTACACGCGTGAGCAAGAGCCGCAAAAATAAGCGACTCGAGTTCGAACGTATAACCATTTCCCATGGACGAGAACTTTTCGAGAGTGATATACTTTCCTTCGACCAAAGTCTTAGGAGAGCGTGCCACTTCGAGAAGCTGAACCCAGTCAGGCGGCAAGAGATTAATGACCGTAGCATAAGCTAATGTATCACTAGCTTTGCTAAGGTCAATGGTCGCGAGACCATCTCTATAAGCCCTTTGAGCAAACTCTTGGTTTCGAGTTTGATCATTAAGATTGACACCAAGTCTTTTCAAACGTTTTCGCAATAGAGCGCCAATCCCGAGCTGAACAAATATATTCAGCGAGGGCTCGACGCAAATACCGCGATTAGTAAGAGCAGATTTGGGAACAGATGTGAACTTATTTCCTTCTACAACAACAGGGCGGGTATGATCCCACCAGGTTTGTCCAAGAATGGACTTATAGAAGGGATAAAGTTCAGAGGTCAGATGCATTTCTGCATCAAATTTATCTGATGTTACACTGCCAACACCAGTAACAGAGGTTGTAGCCCCAGGCCCAAAACGGAAGTGGTTTTCGACGAATCGAAGATCATCTAAAGTTAAAGGCCCGAGGATATCGTGTATCAACGTACGCGCTCGCTCCACCATCCGAGGCATTGCCCCGATAGACAGAGAAAAGAGCGTATCGTTTGTCACTCTACAATTCTCCTCTGAATCCCAAAAGGCACTCAGAGCTACGGCGTGCTTATCAACATCCAAAGGTAAACTAGACGACTTTAGCATGAGGTTCGTTGCCAGGCTGTCCATAGCAAAATTGCTATGGTCCTGGTAATTCAACGGGTTACATGTCAAAGAGGCTAATTCCTCGTAATTTTGATACTTAAGTAGTATCGCAACTGTGAGGGCCCTAGGGGTGTCGATAATTTCACACATCCGCAGTGTTGCTTCGATCTCAAAGTTCAACTTTGAGTCGCTGTTACAGACTCGATCTGCTAACATAGCATAGCTCCAATGTAATTACGTGACTAACCTAAAAGGAAGGTCACGAGATCCCCATGAAATATTGCTACCACAAATATGATGGCAATAGTAACATAGGATCCGATGATAAACAAGAGCAAGGCCCTGTAGACCTTATCGGCTTTACGCCGGTTCGGGAATCTCCAGGACCTCCTTTCCGGGAAACGATTTTCTAAATCGTTCACCAGATTGGATCAAGCTCTTTTATATAGCCTTCCACAACAGAATTTGCAAGAGCATTCTTTATGAATGCAGCAAAGTCTGCGCGGTCGGCAGAGGCCATATCATTAGGTATGACCACATCGGCATTGAAGCGAGCCGTGTAAAGCAGCCGTTCCGATCCATCAACCGATGAGGTTACCGTCTTAGGGTAGTCGAAACTAATCTTAACACGATTAGTATTCCGCTTACTCGAAGCCGGACTCATTGATAAGGAAAGAGACGGACGCGCCGCAGGTATGTCTTGGGAGAGGTCAACCAAAGTGGTTAACGCAGGCCCGACAAAACCCCGCGGAGTGAACGAGTGTGCGACAGGAGTTGCCGCGCCATCGTTTATGGTGAGTACAGATGCACTAGGCATAAGTTATACTCCTTTGTATGGCAAAATTGCCTGAACGGACTATCAGGGATTTGATAGCCGAACCAAAAGGGGAGGTCTAACGACCTCCATGGATAAGCTTTAACAGGGAAAGACCCTGGGCAACGTTTCTAAACGATTGCGAAGGTTCATAACCTGGAAAAGGCGGAAGCGGAATTGAGAAGAATGCGTCTCTAGAATGAGTTTTATAGCTCATTTTAGCTCTCTCCAAGTAAACTCTACTTGGAGGAAGTGGTGAGACGTAAACATGCTCATATTCCGTTTTAGTCGTGACCGTACCTGCAACTGTCTCAACACCTTTCATAGCATCAAGTGAGCCAATCCAATCACCGATTGGAAAAGCCCAGTCAACCACGAACGAGAATGGGATTAATTCCCACGCCCATTCAAGAGGGTTGCCTACTTCAATAGGACTCCAGCTGGAGTCAAATTTGACGTAGCAAACTGCTAAGGTAGATGTTTTCGCTTTCCCAGCGTAGGTTCCGTTATCGAAATTCTTCGTTTCGCTTCTGGAAACTACAAAGCGCCTTATTATAGGCTTTTCAGCTTTTAATAAAGCGGCCACGCTCGCACCTAGATCATGCGCTAAGGGTTGAATCCCGAAGTCATTGAGAAGGTGAATAGCCGCGATATTCTTAATGGTGCCGTACTCACTTAATAAGTGATTAAAGCGACCTTTTCGAAGATCACGGTAAGCGCGGTGGAGAGTACTAGCAAGCTGCAAAAACATATCTGCAGATTC